AAAGATTTATCTGTTATATAAGCTTGTCCTGATTTTAAATCATCATACTCTCTTAGTGGAATTGTTACAGTTCTTCTTGATGTAATTTCACTTTCATAAGTATCTGCTTCAGCCCTGTCTTGGTCTTCAGTCATCATTTTTTATAACGCTTTCTATTTTAGAAGAGTATCCCTTACTTACAAAACTAGGTTCAGTTCTCACCTCACCTATTTCTCCTCCTTGCCCATCATCATCTATTAAACTATCCACACTTGTTGTATGAATTTCATTTAACTTTTCATTGTTTCTAGTTATCTTCTTCTTTAGGTGTTCTTTAAGTTCACCTATTCTTATGTATAACATTTTATCTATGTGAGGAGTAATTCCATACATAGGTAAATCGTTAAGAGCAGAAATTATTCTACGAAAACCTCTTGCTCTTTTTTCTAATTGAGTTATAGTACTCTCATTAATCATCATAGTCCCTTTCCAATATCATTTCTAGATAGTGTATTGCCTTTTCTATATCCTTTCTCTTTCCTTTTTTTTGATGTCTGCATATATACTTAATAGCATTTCCTTCTGCAAACAATATTTTATTTTCATTAATAAATTCTGCAGGTTGAATCTTCATAGAGTTATAGTGGTTTCCATCTACCTGCTTACTTAATGAATCATATGTCGTACCTTTAAACATTCCTTTGTCTGTCATTACATAGCAATAGGACCTTCTTTAGCCATCCTTGCTCTCCTTTTATCTTTTTCTGTAGGTTCTAAGCTTTTATCTAAATCATCTATAGTCCAATGAGGATTCTTTTTTAATTTTTTAACTATCCATTTATAAGACCAAGGTTGTAAACGTAATGTAGTTCCTTGCCAATAATGAGTTTGATTTGGTAATAATTTAAATACATTCTTAACATTAACTTTCTTTTGTTCATCAGGATTTAATAATCCTTTAAGCCATTCAACCATAATATGTTTAGCTTTGTTTCTTATCTTACTCATTTGTTTTGTGTTCATTTCTTTTTCTTCTTATAAGTATATTTATAATCTTTAATAAAATAAATTATAAGTCCTCCAATCAAACTTATTAATACTAATCCTCCTATAGCTTTAGTTATTAATAACATTTATTCTGTCTCCATCATAGGAGCATTAACAATAGGTTCTAATTCATTTTGTAGTTGCTCTGATACAGAAAGATTTTTACCATTACTTCCCATATTATAAAATGTATACTTAACAGTTAGTTCTTCCCATGCCTTTATATTTTTTATAGTAACTAAATTATATTTAGTATAATTCTCCGCTTGTAATTTTACTTTCTCACAATTAGGGTCATCTGAATGATTTAAAAAACCACCTAAAGGTGTACGAATTATTTCATCCTTTATCTTAATATGAGATACACCAAGATTTGTACCTTCTTTTATAAAAGATAATGTAACTAAACCATACCCCTCTATCTTACTCTTCTCAATTCTAAGTCCTTCAGGTAATGGTTTATAGTTACTCATTTATTCTTTTAAACACTAACCTCCACATCCATGACCTTGTTATAGAAACTACAGTAAAAATTAAAGCTATCCCAATACTATCCAGTATCGTAGGATATAAACCGAATAGTGGAAACAATAGCAACTGTATTAAAATTGCTAATATAAATCCACTACCTACATCTATAAAGCTTTCAATTAATTGTCTCATCTTTTCCCATAAGTTTTTAATTCTTCTGAAAAGTTTTGAGTTATCTCTTCAACATTAGGTTGTCTACTTACGTCAGCTAAGTAAACATATCTATTAGAATATTTAAATACTCTTAATCCTTTACCATCATTAGCATCCTTATAACATTCCCATTTATGTGAACAAAACTGACAACCAATAGGTAAAGATTTATTTCCACCTTTAGTTTCAGATAACTGATAACATCTATCAGGTGGTGTCTTACTCTTTAATGTATCTTGTAAAGTTTTAATTAAATTTGGAACATTAGTTTAGCTAACTCATCAGGTTTATAGAAACAAACATCTCCAGTTGATTTATCCATAACCAAGAAGCCACCTTTGTTAGTCTTCATACCTGTTTCATATCCTGATAGCTGGGCATGATAACCAAATGGGTCATCTCCAACTAACTCACCTGTTTTAAATTTCTTAAAACTAAATGTTGAAGCTGACTTAACATCACATACTTCACCATCTACTGTCGCATCTATATGTCCTTTAATATTATCTATCTCTACTTTCTTTTGTTGGTCTGCTATCTTATGTCCAGTTAATTCTGCTAGATATAATAATAAATGTTCTAAGATATGTCCATATAAAAATTTAATATTTAAACTAGCATCATAAGATTTAGTTTTCTTCGGACTAAATCTATCATACCATAATTGTCTAGGTGGTTTACCTAGTACTGACATTCTTAACTTCCCATCTTTTTCTCTAACAGGATTGTTCCATGAATTAAAAGCTTCCTTAATATTCTTAAGGAACTTATCCATGTTTTCTTCTGTGACGTTAGCAGGTTTCCCATTTGATATTCCAGCTACTAATGTTTTAATATCAGTTGCTATTGTATCAATGCGTTTCTGCCCAGTTGTTTCCGATTTTATATTTTCCATCTAACGGACACCTTATTTTTAATTCCTTTCCTGCTTCTCTTATTGATTGTACTGCTAAGTTTCCAAACTCTTCGGCTCTACTATCTTCAACCTCATATTGAAACTCATCATGTACATTAACAATAGGATAAGCTTTGATTCGTTTATTTATAACATATTGGTCTAGTAGTGTCAACGCTTTCTTCATAACACACGCACCAGCACCCTGTAATAGGGTGTTTAACGCAGCATGGGGGTGTCTTATGAGGATTTTTCTTTGGTCGAGACCTCTGAGCCATCTTTTTTGAGCCACTCCATCCACTCTTTCTCGTAGTCGTTTAAAACTTGGTGTAGCTCTGAGAAATTTTTCTTTAACTCTTTCTCCATCTCTCTCAGACCTTTTGATGATACTTCCGATTTTTTTGGAACCTGCACCATAGATGAGTGCGTAAATAAATGTCTTCGCCTCATCTCTTGACCCCAAACCAGCATTAGTTTGATTTGTTGTGTGTATATCTCCATTAATGATTTCATTTGTATATTCCTTATCGTTCATGTAGTGTGCTAACATCCTCAACTCAAGTCCTGAAGCATCAACACCTACTAATTTATAACCTTTGTTTGTAATCCATAACTCTCTGCATTCTTTTCCGTAGGGTGAATACACAGCAGGAACTTGAGCCATGTTGGGCGACTGATGGCTCATCCTTCCAGTAATTGTACCATTGGTAATTACTTTGCCATGTACTCTCCCATCTTCTCTAGTAGCTTCAATCCAAGAACTGACTTGAGCAATTCTTTTCTGAAGAGTGAGAAATTTTTTTATTAATTCAGCTTCAGGAATATTTTTAATTTCTGATAAAACTTTTTCATCAACTATGGTATGTCCTTTATCTGTTTTCTTTTTAGGTTTCCATCCTAACATAACTAATCGTTCAGCTATTTGTTGACGTGAACCTAAATTAAATTCTTTAAATTTTACTTTTGTAAATGGTACTCCCTTAACATAACCTCTTGTTTTATTATTAGACTTAGGAATAAATTCTGTTTCTATTTTTAAAGGAGGAAAAGTTTTTCTTACTATTAATTGTAAGCTAGTCATATCCTCCTTGAACTTAGCTTGTAGTATATGTGCACCTACAACATCTATCATAAATCCTTTTTCATGTTGTCGTTGTATAATTTTAGCAACCTTATGTTCTAATTCAATTGACTCTCCAAAGTCTGTCATCTTTTTAGAAAGAAATTTATATAACTTCTCAGTTAAATCAACATCATTTCTACAATACTTTAACATCTCTTCACTAAAATAATCAAAGTTATCAAACTCCATTTTCTTTTTATAAAGTTTTTCACCCCAATTTTTTAATGAATGCCCACCCTCTAACATAGGGTTAAGTAATCTAGATAAAATTAATGTATCAGTTATCTTACAATTTTTAAATATGTTATAACCAAAAGCTTTATTTAAAACTGGTATATCAAATCCAATAATGTTATGTCCAATAACTTCTTTAGTTTGTTTTAAAAATTCTTCAAACCTATGTATTCTATCTTCTTTAAATTGATAATAAGTATCCTTATGTTTACAAACAATACACCAAATTTTATCTGTCGTCATTGTTGTTTCAATATCAAATATTACTTTATCAAAAGTCATCTACCTTTACCTCAGATAATCTTCCAGTATCCATATCATACCTTAAGTCACAGCAAGGTCCAGTTAAACCAGCAAATCTGTTCTTTAATACTCTTACCCTTGTGGTACTACGGATTTCAGGGTCATCGTTCTGTGCGTCTCTCTCAAGCCCTATAACCATGTCACTTAACTGCCCTATAGAAGCCGAACCTCTTAGTTGAGACAGAGATGTAGCCGCACCCTCTTCATGTCCCTTACCATCAGGTCTCCTTAAATGTGAGACTACTATCATAGCTATACCTGTTTCTTGTACAAGAGTTCTAAGTCTAGTCATGATTTCATCTAATGCTCTACGTTCATCTCCATGACTTTGGTCTGATACTATAATACTAACGTGGTCTATAATAATATACTTACAGTCTAAACCTTTAGCTAAATATCTAACTCTAGAAATTATATTATCAATAGTGTTAGAACCAAAATGGTCAAACATAAATATTCTACCAGTACCTACAGTAGCATCAAAGTAAGTTCTTAATTCTTCTTTAGGAACATGAACATCAGGTAAATGTAATCTTTGATTAGCTTCGATACTCATGATACCTTTAGATGTTATAACTGGGGTCTCTTCTAACATTAACAAACCTATATTATCTTTAGTTTGTTTTATTAGATGATGAATTAATTCTCTCATCACTTGAGTCTTACCTAACCCACTACCTGAAGTGAACGTCACTAATTCAGATGGTCTTAATCCATATGTAATTTTATTTAATCCTTCAAAAGGATATTGAACAAAACTTTGTAATGTTGGTTTACTTATCTCATCAAATAAAATATTAGCATTTATAATTCCATCAGGTGCAAATACTTTTGCATCCCAAAATGTTTTAACATAAGCTTGTATTTTATTTTTAGTTAAACAATCTGAAGCATCTTTAAATTCTTTTGGTAAGTGCATTATCTTACACTTGCCTGGGCTAAAGAGTTCAGCTACCTTTAATGCTCCATCAATTCCATGTTCATCATTATCAAAATTAATTACAACATTATCAAAATTATTTTCTAACCATTCTAAACTATTCTTTATATCTTTAACTGCAGAAGCAATTCCATTCTTAATACTAACTACTGGTGTCTCATACTTATCTGTCTTAAACATTTGATAAGCTGATAGACAATCTAATTCTCCCTCAGTTATAATTATATATTTATTTTTATTAAATAAATGTTCACCAAATAAACCAGATTGTTTT